TATCAATAATTTTGTAAAGTCAGCGTGGAGAATCATTTCTTTTACATAAAATAAGCCATAGCCCCGATCTGGGAGAACTTCTGCAAAATGAAAACTATATAAGGATGGCAGAAGGTAGAGGATCTGCAACCTTATATAGGATTGATTTTATGAGGAATTTAAATTTGGTTGTTAAGATTGTTGGTGAAGGTAATTCGGAAGTAGTTGATGACTACTCTATTATCTGTATGCATGGCGGTGGTAATGGGTTATGTATTACGCATAATTCTGGACCGTCATCAATAAGAATGTATAGAGATAATGATTACAATTATTATGTTTACGTGAGTGGATGGGGATACGCTATAGCATATTTTGCCAACCGCATACCGATTTATAATGCCATTTCAGCAACTAAAGTAGATATAGATATTAGGACGCTCGAACAGGTAGGAATTTAAACAAGAATTTCTGCCTGTTGGCGATTAATTGGGATTATTGGCGAACCGTATCTTTGGTATAAAAAACGGGTGGTCCGGTACAAACCGGTGCCACCCGATCCTCCCGATCATTGTAATACTATTAAAGAATCAACATCTTTATCTGATTCCTCAAATTTGAAAACATGATTAGATCCTACAGACGTAACAGTCAATGGTTCTGACTGTGTAGTCGTCTTTACATAAATATTACCATTTCTTTCTCTATATGCATTAAAGTGATCCTTTCCTAAAGGACCAGACAATCTTGTGAATTTCGCACTGTCCGCCCAGTTACCATCAATGGAATATAATCCGGTTGCTCCACTTGTTCTAATAAATACAAGTGTAGAATATCCATCCCAAGATTCTATTTTTATTAATTTGGTAGACGTGATGGATTGAGCAATTTTAATATAATTATTTTTACTCATCAATCCGTTTGCTTCATTCGTTGCAAGCGGTATCAGTTCTCCCAGATCGGGGCTATGGCTTATTTTATGTAAAAGAAATGATTCTCCACGCTGACTTTACAAAATTATTGATATTACCTTTTCTAGTGGATATTTCTGTGCTGTCTATGTTTGGATAGAACACTTGTGTTATTTGATCACTGTCATTAAAAACGACAAGTGTTCCCCAATAAGTGCTAGGTCCATCAATCATGTTGTCTTGTATCTTATAATAGCCAGTTTCGATCAAATCATTATAACTCCTATTTGTCATTATCCCTCTAAACATAAATGGGAATAACCCCAAACTATTCATCAGTTCTCCCAGCTCAGTGCTATATCTTTTGTCACGTCAAGATATTGGTACTTCAATCGCCCCACTAGGAATAGCATTGATTGATTCTATTTTGCTCGTGTTCACAAGACCTAATCGTGACACTATTATTTTCGCATACCAATTAGCTTTTATGTAAAAGCAAAATCTTTCTGTATCAACTGTATAATACATATTAATGTTACTAATTTTGGTTCCGTTTATCAATTTACAAAAGACTTTATTTGCATTCCATCTAATCATAGACACTGCGACTGAGAACGAGTCTCCACCAACATTTGTAACACTAATTACAGACTCATTTATTGATCCGGCATTTGGCATAAATACACTAATCTTACAATATTGATTATTATCTTTAGATAATTCTAAAGGTACCATACCGGAACTCATCAACCCGCTTTTATTTGATGTTGCATTCCCAATCAGTTCTCCCAGGTCGAGATTATAAGATTAATATTGTCGAATTTGATTATTTTGGAGGAAATAGCTAAATTTAAAATAAAAATATGCTAGAGAAGATACGATACAGGTTGGTCTTTAACCGCCAAAAGAAACTGAATAAGCAAGGCACGGCCCTTGTACAGGTTGAAGCTTATTTAAATCAAAGGAAAATCTACCTGAAGACCAATGTTTACCTCAAGCCTGAGTGCTGGAGTCGTGAGGGGGCACAAGTCATTAACCACCCCCAGTCTAACGAACTCAACACAATGCTCTATGAATACATCCTGTATCTGCAAGGCATAGAGTTGGGGTATTGGAAGCGCGGAATACCTGCCACACTCTCACTACTGAAGGATGCTGTCAAGAAGAAAAGTGCCGTGAATGTCAGCTTCTCCACTTTCGCCAAATCAGCCATTGACAATTCGGACAAGAAGCAGTCCACCAAGGACAACCTGCACTCGACACTGGCGGTCCTGCATGATTTCCGTTCCGGATTGGACTTCAAGGATCTTACCTATACATTCCTTCGTGATTTTGAGCAATACTTGAGAGAAAAGGGCAATGCGGTCAATACGATAGCCAAGCACATGAGACAGCTCCGTACCTTGGTCAATGAGGCAATCAACCAGGGATATATGCACGCAGATGCTTATCCGTTCAGAAAGTACAAAATCAAACAGGAGAAGGGCAGACATGAGTTTCTTACCCCGGACGAGCTGAAGAAGCTGGAAACGGTCGAGGTGGAAGAGGAGTCCATGCGCCATGTGCTCGATGCCTTCCTGTTTTGCTGTTATACCGGATTGCGCTATTCTGACTTCTGCCAGCTCACACCTGAGAATTTCATTAGAGTAAACGGCAAACGGTGGCTGTACTTCAAATCCGTCAAGACAGGGGTGGAAATCCGTCTGCCGTTACATCTGCTGTTTGAAAGCAGGGCATTGGGCATTCTTGACCGTTATCCGGATATCGGAAGTTTTGCCGCTTTGCCTTGTAACTCGGAAGTGAATAAGCAGCTTCGAAAGCTGGCCGGGTTATGTGGTATCAAAAAGCGGATAACCTACCATGTGAGCCGTCATACCTGTGCCACCCTGCTGGTTCATCAGGGAGTTGCGATTACAACAGTCCAGAAGTTGCTCGGACATACTTCCGTAAAGACCACACAGATTTATTCAGAGGTACTTTCCAGCACCATTGTGCGTGACTTGAAAAATGTTCAAAGGAAAAAAGTAAAGATGTTTCCTGATAAAGGCTTGAGGACATCTGATTTTATAGACAATCGGTAGATTTCATGAATCCTATTTGTTTTCTATTAATATTGTGACTCTTTAAATTCTTCGGATAATCGGAATATTGCTCCTGATTATTTTTTCAATATGGATTGAATATGAATAGTTTTCACTATCTTTGCAGTTGTAACTAGGAGCTTGATGGCAATAAATATTGTCATCGGGCTCTTTTTTTATTGTCTATCTGTTAAAGTAATGAAATCCCCCGTCTGGCTTCACAGTCTGACGGGGGGAAGTTAAGTCCAATACTAGTTTTGAAAGAATCAGGTTAACAAAGTCTTGACAAAGATAGTGAAATATGAATAGTAAGCAATATGGATATGGATTTATTTTGCATATATATAAAAATCCCGGCAATCTTCTCAGACAACCGGGATAATCAAATCATACTGACTAATGATAACAGGACAGTAAGATTAAACAATTTGGTAAATATAGATCCACATTTTCTTTATAGGACTTTCAATATGGCGGAAGGATCATGGATGAACCGTCACAGTCCTAAAAGACAATTGACAAAAATAGTAAAACAAACCATATTGACAATACATTTTTTGGAAAAACTGCCAGCTTTCTCAAAAAACATAGTAGCTAAAGAATAAAGAAACAGGATGAATAATTTATCATATAACAATTAAACGGTGAATGTGATGGAAATAGATATTGCAAACATTATTAGTGCTGCCGGAACATTGCTGGCAGCTTATTTCGCCTATAATCAGTATACTAAAAACAAACTGACTGATTTAAAAGTGGAATATTTTAAAAAAGAGGAGGAAAAAAGAAGTTACCACCGCAGTGAGAACTCCGCCAAGGTGTTCGGTGAGCTGTGGCGTGTACTTTATGAAACGAAAGCAGACAGGGTATATATCGTACAACCCCATCCTTTGGGGCATATAGCTTTTCTTTCGGTGCAGTTCGAGGTAAAACGAAAAGGTATAGCCGGAATGCGTGAAAACATCCAATCACTTCCCATGAGTGAAGTGGCCGTTTTTGCAGAAACTCTCGCAAAGAATCTTTTCATGTTCTACTCAGATATTGATAACCAGGTTAAGGATAAGGTTGCCAAATCTCTATTATCAACAAATGGATGCAACAGCGTGGCTATTAAACGGCTTAATTCATCTCAAGATTGGGTTGGAAATATCTTTTGTGAGTTTACAGATGAAACGGATTTGAATGAAGATGAACTTCATAAGGTCTTGCATGAAGCAGCGGTTAACATACAATATATCCTGCCGGAATTCAAAGAAAATAAAATCGAATAATTATAATTAATGAGTAGTATGGCTGACGTAAGAAAACTTGCACCGTTTATCCTAAAGTGGGAAGGCGGTTTTGTAAATGACCCTGACGATTTGGGAGGAGCTACCAATATGGGCGTGACTATTGGCACATGGAAATCGTGCGGCTATGACAAGGATGGTGACGGTGATATAGATGTGGATGATTTACACCTACTTACCCGTGAAGATGTTGTTAATCGTGTACTCAAGCCGCATTATTGGGACAGATGGAAAGCTGACGAGATTAAATCGCAATCAGTTGCTAATATATTGGTTGATTGGGTGTGGGCATCCGGTGCGCACGGAATTAAGATTCCTCAACGCTTGCTTGGTGTTACGGTGGATGGCATTGTAGGTCCCAAGACCATTGCCGCTGTAAATGCCAAGAACCCGCGTGAGTTGTTCGACATGATTAAGATTGCCCGGTTCGACTTTATTGAGGATATATGCCGCAAGCGTCCGACCAATAATAAATTTAAGAGAGGGTGGATGAACCGCATAAATGATATCTCTTATGTTGGTTAGAGTTATGAACTGGGTAAGCCGGCATATATTACTGGCTCCCTTCATGTGTCTGTTCCTGCTGTTCGGATCATGTGGCAGCTCGCATAAGGCTGTCAAGTCCGATGTAGAAGTAATCAGCAAAGATAGCGCCAGTGAATCTGTCAACATCGTACACGGATCAAGTACCTCTTTGAGCGAACTTATTACCACTAATAGTAACTATGTGATTGATTTTCGTATCTATGATACCCGAAAGCCGCCCGACAGTCTGACCGATAAACCTCCGTTACTGGCAGATGGGCATATAGAAGGTGATTTCAGCAAAAATAGAAAGAAGGAAACTGCAACCAAAGACAGTACGGAGGTGAAAGCCGATAAGGATATTACTTCTGATATTTATGAAAAAAAGCGATCAGAAACCATAAAAGAGAAAAAAGAATCCACGCTGCTTAAACAAATTGGTTTTGCCTGTGTTTATGTAACCGTTTTGATTGTCGTTATGCTGATAGTAAAGCATTGGTGCAACAGACAATCTTCATCATAAGACTTTAAATTTATAAATTGGACTGCCCCGGCTCGTGATGAGTCGGGGTATTTGTTTAAATACAATTTCCCAATTGGATTACACAATCAACTGAAAAGAATAGAATTTTGCGTATCTTTGCCCTGTGATTTTGGAGTAGAAGCCAATCTCATAATAAAAGTTTGAGAGGGGGCTCGTAATACACGATGCCCTCCTTTTTTGTAATACGTAATAATGTGACAACAAATATTTTTAGAAATAGGCAAATCCTTTTGAACAAATCCATTGGTATCTTGTTCAATAAAATGTGAAGTAGATTGTCAAAACGTAACTAATCTGAACCGTTCCGGCTTGTGATAAGTAGGGACGGTTTTTATTTTGATAATATTTCTGTTAAAAGATAACCCATGAATTATATGTTCCTTTATCTTTGCACACTATTAACATCAACTTATGTATCATGGCTGAAAAAAAATCTTATTCCGAAGAGGAATTGAATGAAATGATCGCATGGTTCAATAACCATGCCAATAAACTTCCAAAAGAAATGCAGATTAACAAAGCAGCTTTCACTCCGAATTTGAAACTTACTATTGAAAGCTGTATCATGCAAGCTAAACAAAACTTAGGGAACTATAAGATGGGAGGACCGTTTCTGATTTTGAAACAAATCAGAGCAAATATTGAAAACAATAAATGATATTCTTTTATTATTTAACAAGAAAATCAAGATATTCTTATCCATTTGCACCATCGCTGCCAAAACACCAAAATCCATTGTCATATCGTGACAATGGAAGAAGCTTGATGGTAATAAATATTGTTATCAAGCTTCTAGTTACCCAACAAAGAGTAATGAAAACTATTCCATATTCAATCCATATTGAAAAAAATAATCAGGAGCAATATTTCGATTATCCGAAGAATTTAAAAAGTCACAATATTAATAGAAAACAAATAGGGTTCATGAAATCTACCGATTGTCTATAAAATCAGATGTTCTCAAGCCTTTATCGGGAAACATCTTTACTTTTTTCCTTTTCCTTTGAACATTTTTCAAGTCACGCACAATGGTGCTGGAAAGTACCTCCGAATAAATCTG